CCCCTTATAGGTGTATAAATATATAAAAATAATATAATAAATTCAATAACTTATTATGTTGCTATTTTGTTCTATAGGTTGTATTAGCAAAAAGGTGGGTATTCATGCCTTCCTGAGTACCCACGCTTATATGTTACTTCCAAAACGAATCATTATTAAATCAAGAATTCATCTTGAGTGGGTTGCAAGAAACAATGTTTGTATTATCACTCGTTCAAATTATGGAGTCCAAGCCTGTCATATAAGAACTGTTTTTGGCAGAGGCGATTGTGGAGTCGGAACTAAAGGTGGGGATATGTTTGTTGTTCCTATGACATGGCAAGTACATCACGACCAACACACAATGTCTGAATTAGAATTTTATTGCAAACATAATATAAATCCTATAGAGATTGCAAAATCTTTAGCACTAAATACAAAGTGTAAGAAGATTAACAAACTAGCAAAGGAAGGCTTCTATGACAACTACATACAACATTACGCAGATCAGCAAGAGTGTGCAAAAAGCACTTTTAAATTCAAAGCTATATAAAGAAAACGAGTTCTTTGATTTAGACCAAAAGAAAATATTAATTTGTATCTTAAAAGAAAAGTTGGGTATTAGTTATGCAAAACTTGGTAAGGAATTAAATCTAAGTTGGTATCCAATATATGCATCATGCGAGATTGCAAAGAAGAAATACGGACATATATTAACCCAAGTTATGAAAGTGGTTAAATGAATACTAGACAAGGATTTATTTTATTGCACAGAAAGATTTGGGAGTCCAAAGATTTCAATTCAACTTTAGAAACTGTTATGTTTATTTATTTACTATCTAAGGCTTGTCACGAACCTACTAAAGTTTTGTACAGAAGAAAAAGAATACTACTTCAAAGAGGCGAAGTTTGTATTGCTTTAAGGGATTTGGCAAAGAAATTTGAGATAACTGTTAAGAGAACTAGGACTATAATTGGCAATCTTATAAAGGCACAGAATATGGCACAAAGAGTGGCACAAACTTTATCGGTATATAGCATTGTAAAATATAACAAATATCAAAAGTTAGACAAACCAAAGGCACAAAAAAAGGCACAAGACAAGGCAGACAGAACAATCAATACTAATAAATCTAATAAAAGTATATATACTGCTAATGAATCTAATAATAATATTTATGATATGAAGAAGATAAAAATAGATAAGTCTAGCAAACCTTCACTGAAGAACTTAAATACTGCTATCTATGAAAAGAAAAACATGACTGAATTTGAGGTCGCTAGAAAAACCTTATCTACGGACAGATTTGAAGAATTTGTTAGATTGAAGTTGCAATCAGATAGCAAATCGTAGTAAAGAAAAATTATAATCTAAAAAGGAGAATATTATGCCAAAAGGTAAAGGAACATATGGGTCTAAAAAAGGCAGACCACCCATGAAGAAAAAAAAGAAAAAGAAATAGTGCCTAAAAAGAAACCTATTTTTGCTAAAGAAAGACCTAAGAAATTAGGTAAGCCAAAACCTTTTAACAAGAAGTCTAAGGCTTATAAGTCTGCTAAAAGTTCAGCAGATAAAAAATTTGGTAAAAAAGTAAGTCTTTATAAGAACATATTTATTTCACAAGCGATTAAGAAATATAAACCAAGAAAGAAAAAATGACCTATACAAAACTTGATAGAGATCACACTTCTATCAAAATTGATGTTGATTCTAGTTCTATACAATCTCCAGCAATCACAACTGGATCAGGTAGAGTTAGATTAGCTGTTACTACGGACACTCACATTGAATTCGGTGCAAATCCTACAGCAACAGTTAATTCCCTTTTGTTACCCATAAACACAGTTGAAGTCTTTGAGTTTAGATCAGGCGAGAAGATAGCTTGTATAAGACATGCCTCAACTAATGGAAAACTTTGCATAACTCCAGTTGATTAATGGGAATCACTACTTCAACCACTTTAAAAGAATTGTACACCAATAAAATTGGCAAAGGTAAATACAAAATTAAAAAAGGAAAAGGCAAGTCTTACACTAAACGCAAGAAAAAGAAATGAAGCCTAAAATCATAAGGTTTGGTCATAGAGATTTCAAGATAAAATATATAACTCATAAACAAGCACAAAAAAGAGGTATTTACGGAGAAGTAGATACAACTACTAATATTATTACAGTTGATGATTCTTTAGACAATAAAATAACCAGCAATACTATTTTGCACGAACTTATGCATGTTATCGCAGAGCAATATCATTGGAATTTTCCAGCTAAAGAAGAAGAACTGGTTTGTGAAACAACTGGTAACGCACTATCAGACTTATTTAATCAAAACCCTGATTTTATAAATTATCTTGTAAAAAGCTTTAAAAAGTAGTAGCTGATTCCTAACGATTTACATAGTCGGTTAATTATGGACAAGATAGATAAAAAAGACATAGAGATTATTCAGCCTAAGCAAATGGGCAGACCCAAATTTAAGTTCACAGACGAAAAGTTAAAGCAGATTTATGAGTTAGCTTCTATTATGTGTACTAAGGAAGAAGTAGGTAGGATTATTGGCTGTTCTCACGATACGATTGAAAGAAACGAAATAGCTATGGAACACTATAAGTTGGGGGTAGCTAACTCAAAAGCTACTATTAGAAGGACTCAATTTAAAATAGCTACTAAGCTAAACTCTGCTCAAATGGCTATGTGGTTAGGTAAGGTATATCTTAAACAGGATAAGGAAGATGACCAAGACGAATCTAATAATCCTTTGCCATTAACTGACATTGTATGATACCTTTTCCTGATAAAACTTATGATGTTATTTATGCAGACCCAGCTTGGTACTTTAAAACATATTCTAAAAAAGGTAACGGAAGAAGTCCTGAACAACATTATTCCTGTATGTCTATTAATGACATTTGTAATTTACCTATTGATTCTATTAGTAACCCAAACTGCGTTTTACTTTTATGGGCTATTGACCCAATGTTGCCACAAGCTTTTAAAGTTATTGAATCTTGGGGATTCAACTATAAAACAGTAGCTTTCACTTGGGCTAAGACAAACAAAAAATCAGAAGGATTCTTTACTGGACTTGGGTATTGGACAAGAGGAAATCCTGAGATGTGTTTATTAGCTACTAAAGGAAAACCAAAAAGAATATCTAAGTCTGTTAAACAATTAGTTGTAGATAGGCGTAGAGAACATAGCAGAAAACCTGATAGAATTAGAGATGACATAGTTCAACTATGTGGAGATGTTTCAAGAATAGAATTATTTGCTAGACAAAAAACAGAAGGTTGGGATAGTTGGGGAAATGAAGTTTAGAAAAGATAGGGTTGTTAAAAATTGGCAACACGCAAGACATTTGGAAATAACTAATCAAGAATTTATTTACAACACTTCAGGCGTCAAAGGTAGAAGCTATGCCAAACAAGATACAACTAAATATTTCAAAGAAGCATTTAAAGAATTTGATTTGTTTCCTGAACAAGTAGAAGATCGTTTGGGTGTTATGTTGCTAAAACATGATGAGGAAGGTGCTTATACTCAAATACATAAAGACCCAGCACCAGTAGGATATGTTCATGTCAGAGCCAATGTTATGTTAAAAAAACCACCAATAGGCGGAGATGCAATTATTAATGGAAAAGTATTTATATTAGAAGAAAACGATTTGTGGTTAATTTTTCCCAATATAGAAGATCATGGCTCAACAGCTATTGAAGGTGGAGAAAGATTGATTTATAGTTTCGGTGCTTTAATAAATGAAAAGAAATTATAAAGGAACTTATGGCTAAATATAAAAATAGAGAAGTTAAGCTAAACAAACCATTTAGAACTCCGAGTGCTTCTAAGAAGTTTGGGGTCTATGTTAAAGATAATTCTAGCGGTAAAGTTAAGATAGTTAGATTTGGTGCTAAAGGTATGAGTATCAAGAAGAATATACCAGCAAGGCAAAAATCATTTATGGCGAGATTTAGACCAATACTTGCCAATGTAAAAGGGCAGAAGAGTTTATCTCCAGCTTATTGGGCAGTTAAGTCTTGGCGAAAAGGTTTTAAAATTGGTTAAGTATTTTTTGTTCTTACATATAATGGTAGCTAATCCAAATGCTTATGTTCCTGATGTGTATGACTTTTGGTTTGAAGAACCTGAACTAAGATACTTTGCTACAGAAAAAGATTGTCAAACAACAGGTGCTGAGATATTGAAGTGGGCGAGGCAAACTATGGAAGATAAAAATAAACAGGTCATTAAAAGTTGGCTAGATTGTATAGAGGTAACTAAGAGTGAAAAAGCATCATTTAATCATCAACCTAGAACAGCTAAAAGCCTATGACCATCAAGCTAAACAAATCATCATTCACAAAGCTTTCTTTTATCAAGCTGAAAGCATTATGTTTTATGGACAGAGTTTTAATAAAAGCCAAGAAGCTATTGAAGATCAAATCTTCACAAGTAACACTAAAAATAATATTGATTTGGTTGTCGTTAATAATCTTCTTGAGTATTTACCTATAGAATATTTAGGGGTTGTTATTAAAGACATATTTAGCTACTCTTGCAAACACATTATGGTCATATTGAGTCATAAGTCAGATAAGTTTAAACCAGTAGTAAAACAATTAAGCAAATACAAAAAGCATAGTTTTTACTTCAATCAATAATGCCTTTATCTGAACCACAACGAGAAGTCATAGCATCTAACAAAAGATTTAGAGTTCTAATTACAGGCAGAAGGTTTGGTAAGACTCATCTTTGTATGATGGAACTACTAAGAAAAGGTAGAGATAATCCTAA